CAGCGGCACCAAATACCCCAGCATCGGGCGAGTTGGAAGTTTATGCCGATAATTCCGCAGTACCGAAGATGTGCACAAAAGACCCAGCAGGCAACGCGATCAAATACGCTCCGGTTCTCTCTGCATTCAGCACCGCAACGGTATCCGCCGGATTCGCTTCCAATACCTATCTGGTAGGGTCGGGCATCCCGGTTCCGACAACCTTGGGACCAGGAACCACCTACTACTGTATCTTCGATATGGTGAAGACGGCAGCCGGAACCGCCACCCCAATTATCACCGTGGTGTTCGGAGTTAACGGCACCACGGGAGATACGGCCCGTCTCACATTCACATTCGCAGTAGGATCGGGAGTTGCTGACACGGGGATGATCGAGGTCTGGGTGCACTTCCGCACGGTGGGTGGATCCGGGGTTGCGGTTGGTGTTTGCAGGATCACCCACTCCCTCGCGGCAACCGGACTCACCACAACAGGAGCCTCAGGATCAGGGCAGATCGCGGTGGTCTCCAGCGCCTTTGATACCACAATCGCAAACAGCAAGATCGGGGTGTGTTTCAACGGAGGAACGTCGTTCTCAGGAACCTGCACCCTTTGTGAAGCACAGATGGTCGTATAAGGAGACAATGACCCCCCCCAATTTCCCCATAAAATATATATATCCTCTTCTCAAATATTACTATTGGTAATAATGCGCCTTAAACTTCGTAAAATCATTCAGCAAATCAAGCGGCATGAGTTTGGGCAGTCCACTCCTTCACAGTATCCTATCCCTGATCCCGGGCACCGCAGGGCCGCCCATGCCTCGATGTGTATCCGGTAATCCTCTCTTTTTTCTGGTATACCAGATTTTCCATCACTACCGTCTGAAATATATCTTTTAAGGTATACCGTCGGCATTCTATTATATCCTTTTTGAGCGCCAATAGTATCAATGGCAGCCAGAAAACCCATTTTTGCCGGGTGGTGCCATGCCTAAAGGTCAATGGACGCCCCCCGATGCCGGAGAGGATGCCCCGGCGGAAGTCAAAGACATCCTTGCCAAAGTCTATTCTGATTTCCGTGATGAACATCCCGCTGAAGATCCTGCCGTAAAAGCCCAGGGTGCGCAGATCGCATGGGGGGCTGTCAAACGGGCCGGCTGGGAAAAGGGTGCTGAGGGCAAGTGGGTAAAAAAACCCGCCAAAGAATCCGCAGTATTCGATTCCCCATTCTCGCGTTTCCGGTTGGTTGAGGCCGGCAAGAAAGGCGAACTTCTCATCGATGTCCATATCATCGGCCCCGGTTGGGGATCGTCCGGCTACTACTCCGAGGCCGTCCTGAAAAAAGCCTGCGAGAGTGGCGTGTATCCCGAGGGGATGCACATGCACATCGACCACCCCACCCGGGCGGCAGAGAAAGAGCAACCCGCCCGGACCATCAAGGGAGAATCACCACTCGCCGCTGTCCTGACCGAAGCCGGGCATTACGACCCGAAAGGATGGGATGGCCCCGGTGTCTACGCAAAGGCCCGCGTCCTCCCGCCATTCATCGAGGACATCAAGGCCATGGACGGTCACATCGGGATCTCGCATTACGTATCCGGTACGTCAGAGGTCGGAGAAGCCGAGGGGAAGAAAGGCCCCATCATCAAGGAGCTGATCGCGGATTCCCTGAATACCGTTGACTTTGTCACGGTACCCGGTGCAGGAGGCCACTATCGCACGCTGTTTTCGGAGATGAAGGTCGGACGACAGGACCCGATTGGAAACATGGACAACACAGGAGAAAAAATGGCAGACAAACAGGAATCACTTACGCTCTCGGAGGTTCGCACGAACCACCCGGAGATTTTCGAGGAGATGAAAAGAACTCTCTCGGAAGAGCTGAAGATCGATGTTGCTACCAAGGACCAGACCAAGAAACTGGCCGAGGCAGCGGATAAGATCAAGGCGCTGGAACAGGAGAACAGGGATCTCAAGGTGAAGATCGCGGAGACCAAAGCCCGCGAGTACGTCGCTACTGAGATTGCCAAGGCCAAAATCCCCGAGACATCGGGCAAGATCCTCACGGAATCGCTCGTGAAGCTCGTCATCCTCACGGAAGATGGCGAGATCGACGCCCTAAAGTTCGGGCAGATCGTCACCGAGGCCATCAAGGCCAAACAGGACGAGATCGCCGCGATCAAGAAAGAGAGCGGGATTACCGGCAATGGAGTACCAGCCGCACCCCTTGGGGATGGCAAGAAAACTCTGATTGAGTCTTTCGTTGCGATGAATATCGCAGTCGGGAAGACCAAGGAAGAGGCACAAAGACTCGCTGAAATTGCAGCGGGAGGTCGTTGAAAATGTGTGAATATTCAGCAACCGGCAAGACTGCCGGAGAAGAGGGGTCGAGCACTTATGAGGGCCGGCACCTAACGGTCGTGGAGAGCGAACTCGTCCACAAGTCCGGTAATGCAGGCGGGTTCGTCATCAAGGGCGATCCGGTCATCCACAGCACCACAGCAGGTGTTATTACGGTTGGTGTTGCCTTCAAGACCGCAGCAGCCGCAACAGATCTCATCGCAATCGATACCGAGGGCATCTGGTATCTGACTGCTTATGATCTGAACGATGTCGGGAATTCTGCAATTATCGCAGGGAACCAAATATACATCAACCGCACCACTGCGGTACTCAGCAAGATCTCCAACACCGTGACAAACATTCCCTTCGGGTATGCACTCGGCCCGGTCAGCAACACCGGCTCCGGTGGAATCGTTGCGATCAAGGTGCATTTCGGAGAGGACCAGAGTTACGTATGGGGAACCGACGCGAACCCAAAGATCGTCGCCACCACCTTATACGGTACGCAACTCACAACCTCTATGGGAAGCGGTCACACCGAAGGTCTCTGGGCTTATGGAGGGGGGCACCTCACAGGAACCACAAACGGCCATGTTTATGGTCGTTCTGAATGGATCAACGTTGATGACACGGCAGTTCTCACAGCCGGAAACATCATCGTTCCCCACGATACCGGGGTTTACACCGGGGTCGCTCATGCAAATGCAAGGATCATCTTCGGTGGTCAGCACATGGCCGTCCTCGCGGGAGTACCTGCATCCATCCATGCATGGAGACTTAACGTCTCCCAGAATATCGGGCGTATCACTGCGTTAATTGCAGCGGGTAATCCCGAATCGGTCGGATGGGTTGCCGGTGCAGGGACTTCAGGAACACAGGTCGGATATATTCCAATTGCGGATATCGTCGGCCCGGGAGTCGTCTTTGTTCGTTGCTATTCGAGTGCCACTTAAACAGGTTTTCCCATGAATGCCAAAGAAGAACTGGAAAAGCGGCTGGAAAAATTCAACCAGACTCTCGCAGGCAAGGTATACGACCGCCTGAAACTGACCCGACAGATCGAAGATCTTGATCAGGATATCGGGCAACTGGAAGGAGCTATCATAGCCGCAAATTCCATCATGGCTGACATGAGGACCGAAGAGGCAATCCTGAAAGCAACACAACCAGAACCAACCAAAGGAGGCAACTGAAAATGTCTGAAGACTTACTCAAATTAATGGAGAACTGGACCGGATTCACAAAAGTCCGCGGTGCTCCCGTACAGGAACAGGCCCTCGCAGCAACCGTCGACCTGATCATGAACAAAGACCGGCTCTCAAAGCGGATGCACGAGGCCCGGCTTGAAGAGGCCATCACGACCTCGGATTTCCCATACCTGTTCGGTCAGGTCATCGACCGGCAACTCCTTGCAAACTACAAGGCGATCTATGCTGACTGGAAATCCTATGTCAAAATGTCAACCGTCCCGGACTTCAACACCGTAAGGCGCGAGAAGCTCCACGGTAGCGATAACCATCTGGAAGAGGTGCCGGAGAAGGGTGAATACCAGCCGGTGACCCCGACTAACTGCCGGTACACCTACAACGTCAAGAAATACGGGCGGCAGTTCGATATCTCATGGGAAAGCCTGATCAATGATTCCCTCGGGGCGTTCAACGACATCCCGACCCGGTTCGCAACGGCGGCCCTGCGCAGTGAAGCCCGGTTCGTAACCGGTCTCTTTGCAGGCGGCACGCAGGGAGGCAACCTCTCTCTATTCGGGGATCACACCATCACAGATTGTGGTCAGGTAGTTACCAATTCCGGGCATCTTCCACTGACAATCGCCAACCTCGAGGCCACACTCGCACTCATGGCAGCCCAGACGGATCCCAATGGCGAACCCATCGGTGTCATCGGGAAGCACCTCGTCGTGCCCCCGGCACTGGAATTCACCGCCCGGGCGATCCTGACCTCAGCATTGAGCCAGTGGACCGATACCGCAGCGGCAACCAACTTCCCACTGCCGACGACAAACATCATCCCCCAGCTGGGACTCCAGCTCCATGTGGATCCGTTCCTGCCGATCATCAACACTCACAGTTCAAACCTCGGCTGGTTCGTATTCGCGGATCCAGCTCAGGGTGCAGCACTGGAATTCGCATACCTTCGCGGCTATGAATCCCCAGAGGTCGTCATGAAGGCCAGCAACAAGGTTGCAGTCGGCGGCGGCGGGCTCTCTTCACCATTCACCGGTGATTTCGAGACCGACAATGTGATGTACCGTGTCCGGCACGTGTTCGGCGGGGTCCAGATGGATCCCAGGTTCGCGTACTTCCAGGAAGGGCAGGCATAACCCTCCATCATTTTTCGGAGTGATGGAAGATGGCCAACTGTAATGTGGCAATCTACGAGGGAGTGGGTGCAGTAACCGCAGCACGCGCCTTGATCATAACGATCGATGATGCGAAACTGCTTGCGGTTGCGATGTGCGCACCTGCAGATTCACCGATCGTGATGGTTGCCTATAAGACGTGAGGGTGAAGGATGGTCTTCACCTACGATCTCACAACCAGCAGAGGCAAAGTCCGGCTCTATGCGCAAGATACCATAACAGCGAATGCCATCTTTTCCGACGATGAGATCGATGCATTCCTGACCGCAAACAGCAGCAATGTTTACCTTGCCGCCGCCGATGCACTGGACATCATCGCCGCCAACCAGGCATATGTTCTGAAGGTCATCACTAACAACGGCCTCAGCACCAATGGCCCTGCAGTATCAGCCGCACTCAGGGAAACTGCAAAGACATGGCGCGAGAAGGCACTCAGTAACATTGGCACGACTGATACCGGTGTCATCATCGTTCCGAATCCGGATGATCCATATCTCAGCTTGAGGTGATCATGCAGAGTTCATTCATTGATTCACGGAGGAACGCAGCGCTGACAACCAACTTCCATCCGTCGCTCTGCACGATCCAGGCATACGTTGATGGCGTGGATACATACGGGCAACCCACACAGACCTGGGCAAACCTTGCCGGGCACGTGGATATCCCCTGTAGCATTGCGCTCTCATCGGGTCGAGAAGTCAAGGGACGGGAGAACGAGTATGGCATCACCACACACCGGATCGCCCTGAATGGCGTCTATCCCACTATCACGCGGTTGCACCGGGCCATCGTGGACGGCGTGACCTACGAGATCCAGTACTCCAGCCCACCCGGACATGCGAACTCGATCACGATGCTGGACTGTAACCTTGCATCGGGAGGGGTATAATGGAAGGAAGAAAAGATGAAGATCTAACCGATCACGACCTCTTGATCCGGATTGATGGGAAACTCGACGGCGCTCTTGTCTGTCTTTCAGACCACGAAACACGGATCAGGAAAGTCGAAGGTAGTCTGATTAAAGTCCTCGGAATCGGTGCCCTTGCCGGATTCATTGCCGGTCGGATTAGTCAGTTCTTTGGAGGCAATCCCTGATGAGCGAGATCAAAGGCATGGTGGAACTCAAGAAGGCATTCGGGGACCTTGCAAAGATGGCAGAGAAGAATCAGGAAACCGCCTTGAAACTTGCAGCGAATGAGTATAAGAACGACGTGCAGGAAATCACTCCATACTTAACCGGCACCCTTCGGCGTTCGATCCACGTCGAACCCGTTTCGCCCTCTAAAATGCTGGTCGGAACGGATCTCAAGTACGCTCGCAGGCTGGAATATGGGTTCGTTGGTGCTGATAAAATCGGCAGGGTTTACAACCAGGCACCCCATCCGTACTTCCGCCCGCCACTGGATACCAACTTCAAAAAGTATCAGGAAATCTATCTGGGGGCGTTAGGCCGTGCGTGATATCGTCCTGGCAGTGATCACCCGTCTCAAGGCGGATCCGGCAGTGACGGGAGTTGTCAGTACGCGGGTATATCGCCGCAACCTTCCGGCCAATCCGACATTCCCGGCGATCACCGTTACACGGATCGACAAAATCCGGGATAACCAGAAGAGCAACACCGGACGGTATGCAGATGCCCGGATCCAATGCACGGCATGGGCATCAAGTGATGGGATCGCAGAAGATCTTTCAGAACTAATCGCCGATTCCCTGAATCGCACCGTGAACACGGCATTGAGCACCGGCACCACAACCGCCGCCGTCTATGTCGTCAGCATCTTCGACAATGGCGGAGTACCGGATGAGAACACCGATATCCCCCTCTATATGGAGCATCGGGATTTCATGATCAAGTATTCGTACAAATGAGGTAGGAAAAAACCATGACAGATCAGGCAGTGAGCTCCTTAGGAGTTCAGATTCTTGCAGACGGGCAGGTATACGGAGAAATCTTTGATGTATCAGTCCCGAAGCTCAGTATCGACAAAAAGGAATACAAAAACCAAAACGCAACCGGGGGGATCTCCGGGCAGGTTGCCGGATGGGCGAAACTCGACGATCTTAAGTTCAAGATCAATTATACCGGCTCGGTATCCCAGCGGGCACTCCTGACCGATGCATACGCCCGGACAAAACGCCTGTGGACAATCGTCATGCCAGAAACCTTCGTGGCATCGGATGGCAGTTCGGACGGGTTTACGTTCACCGGTTTCATATCAGAAGTCGGCCCGAAAGCAGACGGGGAAGGTGTAATCGAGCAGGAGATCTCGGTTGCAGTTGACGGCAAAATGACACCTGTAACCGTACGAGCAGCCGGATTAACCGGGGCATTCTTTACTGTTGTGGACGACGACGCCCACACACTCACACCAGTTCCTGCAGCAGCCGCAGCCGTGTATGATTATACCTGTACGGCATTCCATTCAGGCACGGCAGGACTTAACACCACCACCGTGGTTATCACTCCGACGGCAGCCGTTGGAACAATTTATGTCAATGGTACGGTTGTTGCATCCGCCGCACCGTCGGGGGCGATCTCAATCGGGCAGAACATCGGCGATCAGACCATGATATCAATTGTTGTCACAGCCCCCTCAAAACTCCCGAAGATCTACTGGATCCGGGTAGTCACTGGCAGCGCTGCATACGCATAATCGGGTGACGTATGGACGGTCGGAAACACTCAATTTTTGAGGTTGGCGGCAATGTCTATAACCTCCGGCTCTCGTTCAATGCAATGTGCATGTATACCGAGAATATCGGGCCAATTGCAGATATCCAGAACAAACCCCTGCCGGCATACCGGGGTTTGATCTGGGCGGGTATCAACGCATACGGCAACCAGACGATTACCGTTGAAGAGGCCGGAGATCTCTGTGAAGATTTCATTGAAGAGAAGGGACTGGTTAAATTCCAGAGTACCATGAAAGGGATCCTCGAAGCATCATGGATGAGCGATAAGAACGTCGGGGGGACTGATACGGGAAACTCCCAAAAACCTTCGCTGAAATCATCGAAGAGTACGAACGTCTCGCCTACGGGATCGGCGGTCTCACCCCCGGCGAGTTCTGGGACTTAACCCCGGCGGAATTCGTCCCGTATATTGAAACCCGGATCAAGTGGCAGAAGGAGCAGACAAAGATGGAAAACGAACGGTTCGGTCTAATCGCAGCGACAATACGCAATGCCTTCCGAGGGAAAGGCGATAAGATAGCTCAGCCGTCGGATTTCTTCACATCTGCCAAACCGGAAATTAAGAAACCTACCCTCCAGCAGATTTATGATAAAATACAGATGTGTTGCTCTGCATTAGGGGGTAAATGATGGGTTTTGAGGCGTTTGTCAATGGTATTGCATTCCCGATCACTTCCGATATCCGGGGGTTGGTTGAAGGTCTCGGGCAGGTTGACGCGAAACTCACCGCACAGGAGCAGGCATTCGCACGCGGGACAAAAGTAATCCAGGATTGGGGGCTGAAGGCCGGGATCGCTCTCACCGGCGTTGGTGTTGGTATCACTGCCCTATCAGAATCCGCTCTCAAAACTAATGCTGGGCTTGGTTCAACCGCGATCACAATGGGGGTGACTACGGAGGAGCTGCGAAACCTTGCCATAGCTACGGCTAATGCAGATACACCTCTGATAGAGGTGACAAAAACCTTCGATTTATTATCCCGTTCCGGTATCAAATCAACAAAAGATCTGTCATCAATTACTAATGCATTAGATGCTCTTGCAGATGCAACTGGAAATACAACAGACGCAACCACAGAAATGATGATTCCTGCCTTAAATGCATTCAATATCCCCCTCACTGATGCCGGGAAACACACCGATTCCCTGACATACATGATGAAAAACAGTACCCTCGGACTCGAGGATTTCTCCGCTGCTATGAAACGCATGGCCCCGAATATTCAGGCGTCCGGGATGTCTATGGATCAAGTGATTACCGTCCTGATGACGCTGGAAAGCAAGGGTATCAAAGGACGGGCTGCACTTACCCTGCTCAACGCGGGCTTCACCGCGATGGAAAAGGCAACCGCTGACGGAACCGACAAAACCGCTGCATTCAATACCGCTCTCGGGATCACTACCGAAGAACTTGCCAAAAACGAAGTCAATTCGGCAAAACTCACAGGCACGACAAAGAAATATGCCGATGTTGCCAATGCAGGGATCGGCACAACCACTGCTTTGCAAGTCGAGATTGAAAAACTCACACTCGCCGCCGGGACAACCCTCGAACCGTTCAATAGTTTAGGAGTGGCACTGGCAGCAGCAGGCCCGCTTATGATGGCGCTCACTCAGCTTCCCGCGATGATCGGACTGGTTAATGCGGCGATGCTATTCCTTGCAGCGAACCCGATCGTGCTGGTGATTGCAGCAATAGCGGCGATCGTTATTATTCTTGTCCTCCTTGAACAAAAATTCAAATGGATTGAGGCGGCAACAGCGATTCTTGGTATTGCATGGAGCGGACTGTGGAGCGGAATGACCAGTGTTGTGACCGGGGCGGCGAACCTGATCACCGGTACTATTAACCTCATGGTCAGCGGCATTAAGTGGGCAGTCAACATCGTGATCGACGGTATCAACTCCATGATCCGGGGTATTAATATGATACGCATTAACATCCCGGGCTGGTTGGGGGGCGGTACGTTAGGTTTTAATATTGCGCAGATCCCCCGGCTGGCACAGGGGGCGATTGTCACATCTCCCACTATTGCTATGGTCGGGGAGGCCGGACCCGAGGCCATCGTGCCACTCTCGCGTGGTGGAGGAGCTGCAGGAGGCATCACAATCACAGGCAACACATTCAACGTCCGGAATGATCAGGACATCAAACTGATCGCCGTGGAACTAAAGGGCCTCATCGACCGTGAGAACCGCAGTATAGGGAGCGCATCATGACGGATAACGGCGGATTTACAATTGATGGGATTCCCGCAACTACATACGGGATCACACTCGCATACGCACCCGGTCAGCCATTGCTTCCCGAGACCAGGGATCGCACGGCAGAGATCACCGGCAAAGCGGGAGCATACTGGTTCGATTCTGATCTCGGTCCTCGCGCATTCTCCTTGCCCTGCAGGTTCACAGGTGCAGCGGATTCAGCAGCCCTGGATACTCTGATCCGGACTTTCGCCCGGGTGCTTGTGCATGTGCACGGGCGCCCGCGTATGCTCTCGCTGGTCTTTGATGATGCCCCCACCTTTACCTATATGGTGCGGTATGCCGGGCAAATTCCATTTGACCGCGCCTGGTTAGGTTGTTCTGAGTTCACGCTGAATCTGGTTGCAGACGATCCCTATGCTTATGAAGCAGAGGACAACACGACTGCGAACCTCACGGGAGATCCCGAATCAATGACCGTAACATCCAGCGGGAATGTCGAAACCCCCGCAAAGATTTGCATTACGAACAACGGTGCCAACCCGATCGTTGGCTTCACAATCAAAACCAATTACGAGGTGACCTAAAATGGTGGTATATGAAGGACTTTCAGAGTATGCAATCAAGAAACTCCTTGATGAAGTGATGGGAAAGACAGCATTCGCACTGCCGACAGTGTGGGTAGCACTCTACAACGGAAATCCGTTCGTAGCGGGAACAGAACTGGCAGCACCCCCCGCAACAGATTACGCAAGGGAGGCCTGCGCGGGGAAATGGGGGGCGGCGTCATTCGCATCTCCGGTCGGTACAATTGCCAATAATGCGGATATCGACTTCGGTGTTGCCGGTGCAGCATGGGGAACCGTCGATTACATGGCGATCTTCGATGCCGATACCGGGGGTAACATGCTCGCGGCTGGCCCGCTTGAAGTATCCCGGTCGGTCCAACTGAACGATCCGGTGAAGTTCCCGACCGGGGAACTCAAAGTAAGGTTAACGCAGGCAACAGTTTAAGGCGGCTGGATAATGCCCCCTGTGGTTGATAATGTGATTGACGATCCGGCTGTAATATCGGATGAAGAATCCGTTGAGATCCCGGTGATCTGTAGGGTGTGCGGCAAAGAGATCAATACTTTCGCGGGTGAAGGAGTGATATACCGGCGCCTCAATTCAGCAGCTCCGTTTGGGTTCGGGGGGGTTACTACCCGTGCAATTATCAAAAGTGCTGATGTCAGGACGGACGAGAAAACCGGGAGAAAACTACTCCCTCTTTCGGCAAAGGATCCGAATACCAGCGATCAGTTCTCAGGTCCGTTTTGCACGAAATGTTACCCGATGCAGAAATTCGAACCACTAAAAACAGGGGTGAACTAAATGGTGTTAACCTTAAAATCTTTTTCAGATGTGATAGGATACAAAGACAATAATGGGTTCGAGAGGCAGACGCACTTCGATAAGGCACAGAATGACCTGACCGGCGCTTACGACCCGACCGGGACTCCCACTTGGGCAGCCGGGGCATATACCCTCGATTCCGCTGAGATGATGACCAAGGATCTGTGGGTGCAATCCACTACGGGAAAATGGGAGATGGTCATCTCCTTTGAGACGGCATGGGCATCGAACCAATACGCACGTCTTATTTATGGGAGTAACAGCACTTTTTACATCACGCGAAAAGCAGGAAATGAAATCTGGTTATCTCTGACCGTCAATGGTTCGACACTTATAGCTGATACCGATACTGGCGTCACCCTCGCGGATTCCACGTATGCCCGGGCGTCTGTAACCTACGACGGCACGAACTGGCAGATGTACTGGGCGGATGTGGCAGTCGGGGCGGCAACGGCGGGGAATGCACCAGCAAACCCTCATATCGGTGTAATGGCTTTTAGCACACAGATCAAGTGTATCGATCTTTCCTACTCTCCAAATGTTGCCTATTCCGACGCCACGCCCGGTACAAACATCGCCCGGTACGCACAGGTTATCGGTACGATTGCAGATAACGCTGGAAACCTCAACCTTACGGCGGCCGACAACGCCAAGGTGGGGGAACGATTACGATCCTATCAGTTTGAAAATGGATCGAGATTAAAGAAACTCACCCTGCCAGCAACCTGCCATACCGGTGATTACGTTAATATTAAACTCTGTGCAACGGGCGATCTCCTTCTTGGATACGGTCTCGGAGTCATTCGTCAGGCAGATACCACATGGCATATTTGCACGATTAAAGATGTAACGGTGACTGATACCGGAATCGAGGTCGCGGGACTTGCTGACGGGAATGCCTTTTATATTGAGGGTCAATGGGATCCGGACCGCGGTGTACTCTATGGATACGTCTGGAAGACCACTCAATCGGGCACCCCGGATATTACGGTCTATGATGCAACCTACAATTACGGATATACCGGCGTTGTGGGGTTTGCGTCTTCCGGGAACGGTTCAAAGATCTATCAACTCAACACCGTGACAATCCGGTCGAACTGTATTATGGGGAGAACCAACGTCTCGGTAACGCAGACCGGGTTTGTGTTCGTCCCGGCAGGTATCGGGCAATTCGTCACTACCGGAACGTGGGGTTTTGCCGGTGTAACGTTATCATGCACGGCAGCTGGGAATTGCACACTTCCATTCCAGACGACCATCGGTGTCCACACATTTACTCCGACACTGGCAAATGGGACGGACTACTATTACTTCGGGGGATATAGGATAAAGTTCGTTGCCTCTGGTGGAAATACGTGTGTTATCACTCTTGAAACGACAGCCGGTGTTGCTCAAGGAACGGGCTCGCTCACGGTCACGACAACCGCCGGAGCGTTCGCAAACCCGATTGTTATCACCGAAACTGCATCTGCGATCACGGTCACGGTCTCCGGTGCGACCGGCACGATCACATCGGGAACCACGACCAGTACCAACGCCTATCCAAAACTCACCGTCGGAACGGCGACCTGTTCATTTGACAATTACTCGTTCTCCGGCACCCGGTATTACATGACACCAATTCTCCGGGGTGCGCAGAAAGGACGGGCACTCATCGGTGGGGTGGATACTCCCTGCACGGAGTTTAGTGGGGATTTTGATTGGGATTGGAGTAATGAATGTACCAATTCTGGGTCAACGTGGGATACAGTAAACGGACGAATGTACCCTACCACGGCAAAATCGGTGATAATAAATTCGGTACAGTTTGGGTATGGGGTATATATCTTTGACCAGTATTCAACAGTTAGCCAAACTACCCATTTGTCAGGGATAATGTTTGGGAAATCGTCGCTCAGTATAACAAATGGTGCAGATGGTATCCCTAATGACAATTATTATCTCTGGTCTTGCGGAAGGGTTGGATATCAATACGATACTTTGTATAAAGTCGTTGCGGGGGTTCCGACAGTAATAACTACTGGGGGTACATTCATCCATAATTTACGACGGTATGTAATCGTCGTCTGGACTGCTGGAAATATCAAAGTGTATATAACATCTGATTTATCAAATTGGGGAACTGCCAGTATGGATATCAATGATGCAACGTACACAAGTGGTTTTATAGGAGTGGAGAAATGTGCTGCGGGTTCCCCGATTTATATCTATAATATAATGATCAACGCCCTTGAAAGCACCTCCACCAATGGAGTAGCAAAATCAATTGCCGGGATTGCGCACGGAGGAATTTATGGAATCGATCCGTGGTTAGGCGTCAAATTCACAAAAGTCGCAGGAGATTCTGATCTTTTTTCTCTCAAAGCAAAGTACGGGTTATCGACGCTCACTTCGGGGGATTATACCCTGTGGTTCAAGAATAATACCGATAATACATCGATAATGGCAGACGGTTCGGGAACAAAATCCGTCACAGAAACCTATGATGATGAGTACAAAACGGATGAACGTACCCTGATATTAGGTACCGGAGATACCGGAGATGAGATATGGCTCTTACTTTCGCAGGCCGAATCAGGAACGGCCCCGCCGGTATATCTCACGGAATTCTCATTTGCCCGTGTGCTTTCGTCGTATGTCAATACCGATTCGGAGATTTATGCTGCAATCGAAACGATGTCCCGGCTGTTGAGTTCATATCTTGATACCTCTGTAGATGTGTACTCGTGGTTACAGGTCGATGCGCTTCTGAAATCATATATCAATACCAGTTCCGATATCGACGCTCTGCTTGCATTCATCGAATCGCTCACGTTCACTTTCTCGGGCACTCTCGTAAATGGAAAGACAATCTGCATTGATGGCCGGGATTTCACCGTAAAGAACAACGGAAATAATGCAATTGCCGATTTCACCGGGGATTTCCCCTCGATATTCCCCGGCACAAACGAAGTGGTATATACTGATGATGAAGGATCGAGAACAGTTCAGATCGTAATAACCAAAAAAGACCGGGTGGTTTAATATGAGATTCAAACTACCAAACATAATCATTTTAACGTCGGAGAACCTATAATAATATAAGAAAGTATCGGGGATAAATGCCAGCACCAAAAGATCCTGTGAAGTATGCGGAATGGATCAAGAAAAATAGCGAGGCACATAAAGGAAAACATCCCTCGGAAATAACCCGTCGTAAAACAAGCGATTCATTAAAAGGAATCCCAAAATCTAAAGATCATGTTCGCAAAGTTAGAGAGGCACTAATTGGAAGGAAACTGTCCCCCGATGCGTTGCAAAAAAATATAGAGTCTCATAAAAACCCCTCGGAAGAGACCCGAAATAAATTAAGGATGGCGAATTTGGGGAAATGCCACACCAAAGATACACGAATCAAAATGAGCGAATCTCATAAAGGAGAGAAATCGTACCAGTGGCGCGGGGGGATCTCTTTTGAACCATATTGTCCAAAGTTCACGAAAGAATTTAAAGAGCGCGTCCGTGCCTTTTTTGGATATACCTGCCCGGAATGTGGGACTCCTCAAAACGGAAAGAAATTATCTGTGCATCATGTGAACTTCCGGAAGGATTCTTGCTGTGCCGATGATGTGGCACCGTTGTTTATCCCTCTTTGTATTCCATGTCACACGAAAACTAATCATAATCGTGAGTACTGGCAGAACCATTTCACCGAGATGATTAACGGATTTTATGGGGAGAAGTGCTACTTCACAAAGGAGGAAATGAAAAATTATGAGTTATCAAATTTGGTTGTTTGATTCGTCCGGAAACAAGGTTGCCTATCTTCAGAATGCCTATAATGTGAAGAGAATTGAGAAGATTAATGCCGTCCCTTCATTGTCCTTTTCATACCCGAATGATGATACCAATGCGGCAAAAACCGCCCTCATTACGACGGCATATACCGCAAAAGTGTGGAATACAATAAAGAACCGATTCGAGGGATTGTACTACCTCCAAGATGCGACAGAAAAATGGGATGGTTCGGACTCCGTTATTGAGGCGTACTACATCGGCGCAATGGGGTGGTTGCTGAAAGAAGATAATATCGTTTACGACACCGGATCCACCCCGCACACACCAACAACCATAATTACGGAACTCTTGGCAAAACAGGAACGCACCCCGGCGATCACTGTTGGCACAATCCAGCCAACGACGGCGTTTGCCTTCGCTATAGAGGGGGCAAACCTCTTGAACGCTGTCCTCAAATGCGTGGAATATTTGGGGGGATATATGAACGTCGATGATACCGGCGCACTGAACTGGTATAACGAACCATCAACCACAACCCCCACAAGAGAGATCAGGTACAAAAAGAATTTGTCCGGCGTAACGAGAAAGCGCGATTTCGGCACGGTTTACAATAAGGTGTATGCTTACGGATACGGCGAGGGGGACGCACAATTAACGCTCATCGATGCGGGAGAGACATACGATTATATTGAGGATGCCGGTCCCGGTTCATCCCAGGCGCTGTATGGCGTACAAATCAAACGTATTACTGATAAAAGAATAATCCACCCCTCGACGCTCTTACGGTGGGCACAGAAATTTTTAGCGACGTATAAAGACCCGGTTTATTATTACTCCGTGTCGCTGGTTAACCTCGCAGAACATTCCGATTTCTCGTTTGATTACGAGAGCATCAGCGTTGGTCAGATCGTGCGGGTAGTCAACAGCGATTTAAACAACCTCACCGTCAATGTGAAAATCGTTTCCATTGAAATCAATCTTTCACGACCGGAAGAGATTTCGGTTGAATTGGCGAACGCTACCAAAACACTCTCGGACTCCTTCTCGGGTTTGCAGCGATACCAGAATATTGCTGAGAATATGGCCTGCCAGATTTCGGCGGGAAATGTAATTGTCCAGGGCACGTTCACGGTAGATGGATGGAGAAGTGCGGGAGTTACGACAATTGATGGCGGGCAAATCACGGCTGATACTATTACCGCAACCCAGATCGCATCCGGTACGATCACAACAACGGAACTTAATTTCACCCCTATCCTCGGAACAACAGTGATCGCTTCCATCAATGCCAGCGCTGAAGGAATCACCATTAACGGGAACAGGATTAAGGTAAATGGTGATTGCACCTTTTCAGCGGGATACGATCCGACCGGCAAGATCACAACATTCTGCCAGGCTGCGATACCTACCTCAATCGCCGCCGGCGATCTCTGGGTGCATTCAGATGATGCAAATAAACTGTACCGGGCAGCGATCGCGGGCGCAGATGCGATTACTGCAGGGGAATGGGAGACCGTCCGGGATACGGATATCGCCCAGGCACTCGCGGATGCCAGCACCGCCCAAGATGCTGCCGACGATGCACAGGGAGACGCCACAACCGCGCTTAACACGCTCTCCGACATGGCGGCCGACTCAAAAATTGTGCCCTCGGAAAAACTCGTCCTCAAACCCGAATGGGATGCCATAAATGCTGAGGCAGCGGGGATCGTGGCACAGGCGGACGCCTTTTCGGTCTCTCATGTGGATTACTCGGCTGCCTATGCTGCCCTGAACACGTACCTCAACACCACTCTCACGGTCTTCGCAAACATGGCAGCTACCACGACCATTGTGCGGGCTACCTGGGATACTAACTGGAATACTTATTACGCCGAACGAACCGACCTGCTCAATGCCATCGCAGCTCAGGCCAAGGCGATTGCGGACGGGAAGATCACTGCTGGCGGGGCGGCCGCCGATGTGAACGCGAATGCAACCACCATATCAGGCGGGAAAATCACCGCGAACACCATCGATTGTGATCGGCTCACCACATCCACCATCAACGCGAAGACGATCACGCTCGGAACCACCGGGGGAGCTGCAATTATACAATCCTTCAATTACTGGGCCGGAAATGCGGGATGGCAGATTCTGGCAGATGGGACGGCAGAATTTAATGTTATAACTGTGCGGGGTACGATATACGCAACCGCCGGAGAATTTACTGGGACCCTAAAAGCCACAAATATTGAATCCGGGAAAACCCTGACGGTAAATGGGACGATACAATCGGCAAATTACGTCCACGAAACAAGTGGCTGGCAGATCACTGGTGCAGGGATTGCCCATTTTGGCGATATCTCCGGAATTAATATTACTGCTCTGTCTGCGGTATATACTCCTGCTTGTGTTCTCAATAAACCCTTCTATCCGGCAATCTATGGGACACTGCAGACAACCGATGGGGACAATCTGATCTGGTACGACAAAGACGGGCATCCCCACACGATTGTAGCATGATAAAAAAGGGAGATCAGAGGTTCATGGAGATTTCAGATATATCCGATACGTTGTAATATTATTTTCATGAACGAACGGCGAATTGGTATCCATTCCGAAAGAATCATGATCTAATGAGATGGGCAACCGATCAACATCAACCATCTGATCCCCCGAGTAAGAGATAATCTCGGCAGTAACGCCCTGTTGTTTCTGGTACTGCATCCCTGCGACGAACGCACCAATCAAAAGCGCTGCGATAATCGCAATTACTAAGCATTTTATTTTGATATCTGTGTGCATGTTTCCTCCGCTTTGGATATTGGTTTGTTCTCAGTAGGTGGTTGTGTCTTGAAGGCCACGATTACGAGCGCCCGTGCCGCTTCATCAAGTGAGAGGGAACCACTCACCAAATAGTTTATGTTTCCTACCTCATCACTGGTTTTTACAATAGTGAGAATTTCAATATCCATTGTATTATCATTGTAGGTATCTTCATATTTAAACCCCACATACAACAGTTATCACTATTTTTTATACTCCTGAGCTCAGTTCCTGAGCGTGTACTCCGTTGCTCAATATCTCAGGATGCTGCGGCTCGCCAAACGTGCGCCCGGCACTCTCAAACTGTACGAGAAGGTGTTCCGGCATTATGCCGCGTTCCTGGATGTACCGCTGACTGAAATCCACGATCACCTTTTGCCGGAGAACCTTATTAAATATTCAGAGTCCCGCCCGGGGAAAAGCACAAGGACGACAAAAGTTTATCTCTCGATCCTGCACCGTTTCATGGAGATTAACGGTGTGTTCTTCGATCCTCTGGAACTTAATATCGTCAGAGCGCTGAGCACGGAGGACCTAGACGACAAACCACTTGAATTGTCTACCCTGCAGAAGATGATGGATCTCGCCAGCGTGCACGGGAAAGCGATCCTCTCAACCCTGATCTCAACCGGGATGCGCCGGAAGGAATGTTCCCTGCTGCTGCTCTCCGATCTGGATAAAGACCTAATCAGGATTAGGAACGAGATCGCCAAGGGTGGACGCGGGGGAACTGTCTATCTCACTTCTGAAGCCCGGGAGTATCTTGATCTCTGGCTGAAGGAACGACCCAACTACTTGGAACGGGTCAAAAGGAAACGGTTCTCTGAGTACCGACCGAAAGACGACCAGCGCCTCTTTGCCTGTGGTGATTTTACAATGCGCGATATCTTCCACCGTCTGTATATGAAGGTGGACGGCGAGAGAGGGAAGTATCGGGATCGCTGCACTCTCCACTCATGCCGGAAATATTTCCGCACGCATGCCGTGAAGACCATGCCGCTGGATCTGGTTGAGAAGATTTTGAGGCATACCGGATACCTCACCAGCTCATATGTCAGGATCTCCGATGCGGAAGCGCGCCGGGTGTTCCACGAAGGCGAGCATGTGCTGTATATCACGAGAAAGGATCAGCGCCTTTCCGATACCAAAATAGATTTGCTGGAACGGAAAAATAAGGAGTTGTCGGAGAAGGTCGGAGAGATTTCCGATCTGAAGGGGCGCCTATTATTGCTGGAACTCTATGCGGAAAAGGGGAAAAAACCATAATACATTTTCCCAGTCATTCGCAGGCAAGACCGTTTTTATCCCGGTCTAATTGGTGGATATCTCCCTTTCCAGAGGTTTTACAATAATCATAACAGGATTGTGCTGCTGTATGTGTGGAGAAATCATCGCAATTATACCGGTTATAAGAACAATCGCAGATCGTTTCGGGATTATTTAATTGGGATGTTGTTACGGATGGCGGTTCGTGAATAACGACCGGTTTAAAAGATATCGTAACCGCTGGGGGAGGTGATGATGTCAGTGTATCTGCTCTGGGGGAACCACACCCCGCCAAAGTAATCATTATAAAGATAAAATAAATTACGAGAATCTCTTTTATATCCGGGGCCATAAGGTAACCTCAGTACTGATCCGATATCAACATTTCATTTTCACTCCGCGTCCGGCATCAATTAATTATGTGATAATATAATTCCCTCCCGGATGGTGTGGAATCATGTCGATGTATTCTGATGAAGAGGTTATCAGTGCACTGCAAAAACTCTATGATGAAAAAAAGATTATTTTCGTTGAATCTTCTTTGCAACGTCGGGATCATCAAGGAGAACAAGTAATTTCTCCTTAAGTTCATAGTCGGGTTCTATCGGACGATCCATCTCCTTGTCAATAAGAGATCTGATAAAATCTGACATGTTCCGATATTTTTTCGTCTTGATAAATCGAGTCTCTACCTCTTCTTTGAACTCATCCGGAACTCTCGTTCCGATATATTCCCCTTGTTGTGCCTTCTCTTCACTCATAAACCGAATTATAACATTATCTAACATTTTATAAAAACCTTCTCTCTCCTATTTGATTGATTTGATAGAACAATCTAACAAAGTATTTATACCCCTAACAACTAGTAATATCTATCAAATCTAACAGGTGAGAAATGGAGGAACAAAAATACTTGGGTTGGAGGGCCGAGGAGGCCGAGGTCAAACTCGCAGAAGAAGTCAGGAAAAAGACCGGCGAACGGTCAATATCTGCCGTCCTCAGCAAATCCCTGAAGCATTACGCTAAAGCCAATGGCGTGAAGGTGCCGGCATGATCGATGTGCGGACTGTCCCTCAATCGGCTGTGGACTGGTTCCTGTCGAAATTCCCTGAGGCACAGAGTAACGTTGAGGAATGGAAGAAAAATGGCGAGATCATCGTCGAACAAAGGAAGGTGTGTGAGACCAATGGAGATAACGGAAAACCAAAAAACTGATGGCAGCCCCGATCCGCGCTTGGAAGCCAAGGATGGGGAGACTGCCGGTACTGAGTCAGAACACGGAAAGTTAATTGTTTGCCCGCCCGATGCAGCCCTTCGTGACTGCGCCGGGTGCCGGATCATGGCCGCATGTAAGGCCGATATCCGCGCGTACCAGGCACAGACGTATGGGATCATTGACGCGGAAGAGAGCAACCGCGCCCTGCAGATAGTGGCGCAGCTCAGGCGGAAGAGAATCCACGATGAGATTACGAGCATCCAAAGGGCGCACGGTCTGGTGGGGCGGTCGTCATGACACGGATCTGCCCGAAGATCAACGCCCCATGTAAGTACTGCTCGAATGAGTCAAAGGGCGCGTGGTGCAACAACGACGGCAGGCACTATGTATCAGAGTTGACCGAGTGCCCGATACCGGGTGCCCGAGCCACGCCACTGGTGCCGTTTGAACTGTCAGAACTTCAGTGGATGTCGCGGAGGGAAACAGCATGAGCCCCTACGACATCACCGAGGAGCCGATTGATTGGGATCGTGAAAAACTCCTCGCCATCCAACGGGAAGACCGTGCAGACAGGATCGCCGCTGACAAAAAAGACGAGGAACCTCTCACCCCGCAGAGCATCCAGGAGATCATCACCCGGCAAGACGAACCGCTGGATCCGGAGGCCGAATCATGATGACCCCCCAGGAAGAAATGCGGGACCTGAATGTCAACCCGCTGCCTCCGGTCGTAATCATGGACCCGCTCGCAGAGGTATGGTGTCTGGATGGGCAGATCGCCGCACTGCAGGAAGAGATCTCTTCTCTCACGCAGAAACGCACCGAAGCGCTGGACTACGCGGTTCAGAACCACATCACGGAGGACGGGAAGTACCGGCTCGATGTGAAATCCCGGAAGACCCGTGCGCTCGATGTGGCGCGGTTCCGTGAGGCGTTCCCGGAAGAATATATGATCGTCTGCGATATCGAACGCCGTGAAAAAGAAGAGGCCCTCAACCATCTCGGAGAGAGGATCAACCTCACGCTAGTTGACAAACTCGTGAAAAAACCCATCCTGGAAGCGGCGCCGGGTGTCATAACAGTCAAGGAGTCCCTGACCTATCAGGTGGTGCCTCTATGATCGGCACTCTAAATGACAAGGGTATGAACGATGCCGGGGTAATGGTTGCCCGGATCGATGAAAAACCCTATGAGGTTCTATCCTACGTCCTGCCGTTCCTGGAGAAACTCGAAAAAGGATTGCAGGTCGAGGTCACACTCAACAAAGACCATAAAATCAGCAAGATCTCCCGCGCAAAAGGACAGCAACGGAACCCGAGCACTCAAGTTGCGATGGACAAGGCCGGATTCGGTCCCGAGACAAAGCAGGAGGAACGGAAAGATTGCACGTCCTCTATTACTCCTGCCGCAAACCCGTCGAATTCAACGGGATTAAAAACCGTCGAAGGGCAGATCACCGCGATCAACTACGAGAAGCGGGGGATTGCCATCAAGGATAAGGTGGGAAATACTCACCCATTTTACTGGTCGGAAACCTTCAAGATGGTCAATTACAAAGGCGAGCCCCTGCAGCAGTGGTGGTTCGTCCGGATCACGGCGGAACTCCAGAAAAGTGACGATACCTGGTGGGTGACAGCACAGGAATATTTCAAGAAACCGGATGACTGGCCGCGGAGTCAAGGAAAAGGAGGCGGGGGACGCCACTCAGCGGAAGAGAACCGTCTGATCGTCTTCCAGTGCACCTACAAGGAGTGCTGCGAGACGGTGCGGCAGCAGATGATGGCCATCGGGCAGGAGTTCGATGAGGCGGAATACAACCGCGTGATGGACATCGCCGTTGCCAGAGCCATCAAGGACGGCAAGGCGCTCATTGAGGCCGGGGGTGCGTGATGCCCGATATCATCACCCCCGCCCTTTTTGCGACCTTTGAACGGCGCACCTGTGTTAAATGCGGGGCAACTGTCGTCGCATTCCCGAATGAGAAAGATCCCGTCTGCCAGAATTGCGGGCGATCCGGTAAGGAGAAGGTGCCCTGATGCGGAAAAAGTTGCTGTTCTGCGTGATCTGCCAGTGCTTCGTTGCCCACCAGGTCTTCCTGCGCGGGATCGGGTGCACGCCCGTGCACCGGTGCCTGCAGTGCCGGAGGGAGGCGTGATGTCTGTCTTTCAGTGTGGTGCCTGTGATGGTACCATCTGCACGCTGGTAATTGTGGGCAACGACGATCTCATCGATGGTGACGATCTGGCCTGCCCGAGACGCACGACGAATTACCTCCCGGAATGGAGGAAACTCACGGAGGTGAAATAGATGGTAATTCATGAGCTGAAATGCTGGCCAAATTTTTTCCATGCAATATGGAACCGGAACAAGACGTTTGAATATCGGATAAATGATCGCGGATTCTCTCTCTATGACACGCTCTGGTTGAGGGAGTTCGATCCGAAATCCGAGACCTATACCGGCCGGGAGATCACCGGGAAAATCATTTACCTGCTTTCATCGGCTGATCTCGGAACACTCGGAGAGTATGTGATCATGCAGATGGATGATATCTTCTGCTTTAAGGCGGGATCGTCATGACCTATTGCATTGACTTTTTCCGAAAGTTCAAAAAGGAGGGGAACTTCTGCGGGCTGGACAAGAGCCAGGTCTCGCGGTTGATGGCGTACCTTGAGATTGTCGAGGCGCTGGTCAAACAGAAGATCCCGGAAGAACAGATATACGAGAACTTCACGGTCAAGGCAGCTGAACCGCTGATCTCTGCGAAAGGCGAGGCCCATACGGACGGTCTGAACTATGTGGCCGCTACGCTCAAGGATGGTAAACAAGTTACCGAAAAAGACCTCAAATCGACCCTGAAAAGTTGCATTAATGCAACTATTAGTGGTGGGTCAGCGACGGTAAAACCGAAAAAGAGAGAACCCTACAACGGCACTCCACAGAAACCGCCCACGGCACAGGTTAAAGCACCGTTGCCAGTGGAGAAACCAGTAGTCAAGGAATCCTTGACAGTTCCCCCGGCCGCCCCGATTGCACAGACCCTCAAGGAAAAGTATGGTGGAGATACGTTCGCAAAAAGTGAACAACCGGCAACTGTCAAGGAATCCCTTACAGTTCAACCGGCGCCCGAGTTCCCCTGGCATTGTGGGGTTGCGCCCTGTCCAGATGGTAAGAACTATATTTCAATTGATAAAATTCGCGGGAAGGTATGCAATCTATTCGGTGATATTGGATTACCCTGCGATCAGCTCGCAAAAGAAAGGTGCCCGGTTTTAATCCGAATAAACAAGGCAAAAGAGGGGGGGGTTGTGCCAGCCTCGGATATCGATTCGCTTACGGGCGGCAGGTTCGTAAAATTGGCGCCGGTCAAAATCACCAAAGCCCCGATGACAATCTCTTTTCAACCCTCCCAAAAGCAGCAGGGATTTATCGAACGGTTGGTTGCGTCCGGTGAGTTCGAGACACCGGTGGAATTCATCGGCTTTTTGGTCGATGGTGCGATGGAACAGGAAGGAGGTGCATGATGAAAATCTCTAAAGAGACCGCATTGAAAACACTCAGAGATGCGGTGCTCACCGAGTTTCTGATGTATTCGTCAGATGTGGTCGATATACCCACACACGTACAATTATGCACTGCTTTTCAACGGCTCACAGTTCTCGCAGAGAAAAGCACACTATCAGAATTTGAGGGGGCGGACTGATGGACATCGAATGTGATATCCGCATCCGGAACGCAACCCCGGAGGAGCTGCAACGGCTGTTCATCGGCATGCAGATGGAACGCGCCGTTTTGGGCAAACTCTCCCGCCACAAAGGAGCGCCGCAAAACTTCCAGAACCCCATCTGGTCGGATGAAGAGAAGACCGCGATCGCGGGGTGCAAGGACGAAAACGAGGCGTGGGATCGCTATCATGAAGGTTTCCCGGAGTCCGCCCGCACACGGGATGCCGTCCGGAGGAAATTCCAGAATCTGAAAGACGAGGAGCCGGCCCCGGCACCAGAACCGGAGAAGAAGGAACCCGTCAAACCCGTTGAAACGGCACAGGCAAAACTGAAAAAGATTGCGAAACCCTCGAAACGAGACGCCGCCATAAAGAACGCACAGGCGCCGCGGTGGACCGACCCGGAAAAAGAGATCGTCAAAAAGCACCTGGATGATCCGGATTTCACCGGCGCCTGGAAAGAATATCAGGAAAAGTTCCCCGGCCAGCGGAACGAGCACTCCGTGTACCTGAAGTGGTATGCCTATAAACAGCAGGGGAAGAAAGACAAGCCGGAGTCGGGGAAGAAGAAGATCGATGCCCGGAAAATCAAGCAGAAAATCCGTCCGGAACATGGGTTCTGGAACAAATGGCAGATCCCCTTCAGATCCGATACACAAAAGCACGAGTACCAGGAGGCGTATGCGCTCTGCCGGAAATACGGCAAACCGTACCCAGAAGCACTCGCGCTCTCGCAGGCAACTGGTAAAAAGAAACCCACAAAAAAGACCGGAGGCAAGCAGGGAGGCAGGGAGATCCCGTGTCTCTATTGTAAGAAGATCCTCAATTCTCACGGCATGCATATCCACGTCAAAAAGAGGCACCCGGAGAGATTCGACGAGTTCATGAAGACCCCGGACCGGTTGCACCACGGAATCCATACCACACCAGCGCCCGCCAAAGAGGTCAAGGAGATCCCCGCGACCCGTGCACCGGAAGTGACTACAAAGTCACTACAAAGTGACCCCGGTCCAGCACCCATCCATCAAGGAGACAGGGTCCGGCACACCACAAAATATCCATTATTTCCCGGTATCGGAACGGTCAAGAAGATCTCTCTCAAGGGGGATGAGGTCCTTGTGGATTTCGGCTCCGGCACCGAATGGACGGATCTGAAGAACCTTGAGGTCGTGCCGGTGGAGGCGAAGGCATCATGACGGACGGCAACCGTGGGAAATCCAATGCACGGCTCCGGATCCGTCTTGACCAGATGATCGCCGCAGTACCAATCGGTGCGGAGATAAAAACAGATTCCGTAGCGCAGGAATTCCAGAGGGCGCATAAAGGACTGATCATGAACACCCGGCGGGCGAGTATGTTGATCCGCGAACGGGAAGATGTCGTGTGGGTGGACAACGGACTCTGGCAGAAGGTGGGGAGATGACCGGCGACCTCGTTCCTCTCTTTGAGGGCAAGGAGATCCGGGCAATCGAAGTTAGGGGTGATATTTGGATACCCTTGGCAGATATCGCAAATGCCTGGGGAATCGATCGGAGCACCCCAGACAAGATCATTGAGCGGAATGATGAGGTCTTCCGCGGGTTGTTTTCCATCGTCCTTGATGTAACGTCAACCCCGATGAGTTGCCTCAATGAACGGGGTTTGTACCTGATGATGGGGAAAATATCCGCATCCCGTTTGAAGAACCCGGAAGCAAAGGCAGCAATCATCCGGTTCCAGCGGTGGGTACCCGATCTGATCCAGCGGTACCGGAAAAAGGAGATCGTGCAGGTTGTCTCAATAGACGGCATCAAGGCCGAGCTCCTGCAGGCCGGGGAATTTGCGGACACTTGTAAGAAGTCCCCGGAATTGTTCCAGGCAGCGATCTTGCGGTCGCACGGCAAGATAGTGTTGGCCGACACCCTGCTCGCGAGTGCGCCGGCCCTCATCCATGGTGAACAGGGGTGGTTCAATGTATCCCAGCTGGTCGCCATGTGCAACGATCCCGATCTGACGCCCGAACGGTTGAACTGGTACCTGTGCAACAACCCCAAGGATCCGGAGCGCCGCCCGTTCCAGTACAGGGATCCGAACCGGCTCTGGCGCCTTACCTCGCTGGGGAAGGAGCACGGCCGGGAGTACTGGTACACGGCACCATCGCAACACCAGGAGATCCGGATCGCGTGGCGCGAGAGCATCCTGTATGCATCCGGCCTGAAACGCCCGATTACGAACGATCAGGCGGCACTGCCGGCGAGGGCGGGATCTTGATGACAGAAGAAAAAACCCTTTATGAAATAGCAAAAGAGATCCGTGCCAAATGTCCCCCGGATACCATGTTCTTCGAACAGGTCCAGATCTACGTCCAGACACGCATCAAATATGAGGATCGAAAAGGAACCTGGGAAGTCCGGGCGCCGGAACTGACATGGAAACTAAAGACCGGTGATTGTTCCGAGATGTCGCTCCTGATTGTGGAGATGCTCAAGAGCCAGGGGTTCCCGGCGGAATACATCTGGGGAACTTATGATGGAGATGTACTTCATGCTCGTGTCCAGGTTATTCTGAAAGGGAAGACTTACTTCATCGATGCCCTGGATGGTCGATTGAAAAATAACTTCAATCGTATGGGCCGGGGCCTGCACCCACAAGAAAGGATCGTGTACCAATGATGCCCATCTCCAGCTACCTTGTGGAGGCGGCCCTGTATGGCGGCCTCCTTGGGTTCGCGATCCTTATACTGTCCTGTGCCATGGGATTCGGCGGGCTGCTGATCTATCTGATGTTCGGATGGTGATGGTGATGGGCAAAAAGAAGCGGGCATTACTCAGCCGGTTGACCGTCTCCCAAGAGATGAGGGAACTGACCCTGGCGTTTAAACAGGACGTCAAGCGATACCATGGGGATATCCCGGTGCACGTGCTATTCGAGCACCGGGCAATGAGGCTGGAGGGGATACCGGGATGAGCGATCCAATCTATTGCGATATCCCCCACTGCCACAATCTTGCGACATATGAACTGGAATGGCAAGAAAAGGATGGTTTCGCATCCGTAACAACTTGTGATGAACATTTCCCAACCGATCCAGAAATTGTGAAATGTTACTGCAATATCAGGAAATTGGGGGTACTGGGATGAGCGAAGAATACCTCGATTGTAATGACGAGATTTTGAAAAACAACCAATCCCCCGAAGAGGCATGTAAAGCACGGATCTGGAACCGCTTAAATAATCAAAAAAATATCCCTTTCGATGATCCCGAATACAAGAGATTGAGAGAATTCTTTTTCGGTGATGCACCATGATCTGCCCTAAATGCGGACATCAAATAAAACCGGATCGTGATTGTACTCCATTCACTTCTGAAGTAGTATCCAGATCCGCACTTCATGCCTATGCAGTACTTGGGAATGTCAGCCTTGGAGATGATCCGAACCCGATCAATTCCACTGGAACGGTGAAAAGAGGTGGTCTATGATCAATTCTGAACCTTTTGCCTTACCTTACCTTACCTTAGTATTTCTTTCTAAGGAAGGAAGGAAGGAAGGAAAAGAGAACGGACTCGAAACAAGGGGGTCTCTTTTTTGACCGGAGAGAGGATGGTCAAAACCTCCGTCCATATCCCGGAGGATCTATATCTTCTCGCCCGGCATTGCGGTCTAAAAAACCTCAACGAGTTTGTCCGGGATGCTCTTCAGGGATTCGTTGACGGACAAGAGGAACCGGTAACTGATACGGTTGCTGTCCGTGCCCGGCAGATAGCAGTCAATCTTCGTTTAAAATCACTGCAACAACGCAAGATCATCCAGGATGCAGAACTTAACCGGGAATTGAAAGAACAAGAAACCCGGGACCGGGCAGAACTCATCCGGCAAGTCACTCTCGCGGAAGTCCGGGCGCAGAAGTTCACGGCAGATCACCTTCCTGATTTTGACAACCAGTACTTCACTGCCGAGGGTATCCGGAAAAAACTGGTCGACGAGATCTCTCACCGGTGCCAGATCGACCTGCAATGGAAAGACGTGGATCAGTACGTCAGAATGGCGGTGCGGGCATGAACTCCAGGATCGGAATGATCGAATTTGCGGGTCCCGGCTCAGATGTGAAGATCATCTATCTGATCTGCAAGTGCCAGTGTGGTAAGACCGCGACCCGCGCCATCCCATGCCCGGCAGATCTGGCAGAACACCCACCCGGGACGTTTGTCGGAGTAAACGAATTCGGGCGGCTGGAGGCCGAGGCATGACCTCAATTTATGATAATTACGGTGAACGGGCACGGGAGCACCTGAAAGAAGAGTTCAGTGCCAGCAGTATCCAGCGCGATATCGAGTATGCTGAACGGGATACCAAAGACATCACCGCCTTTATCGCGGCAGCCAAAGCACAGATCGCCGTCATTGAAAAGACTGTATTTAAACGGTATATCGACTTCAAAAAAGGCAAGGATTACTATGCCGGCAAAATCGAGTTCTCCGCTTCGGTCTATCGCGTACCACAGGTGCCGGGAAACGAACGGCTGAAAGTCTACGAATCCGATGATAGCCGGCGATGGGTAGGTAACGACAAGAAAAAAGAGGCTCTTGAATTCGTTTTGGCACTTATCAGGAAATATCCCGATGCTGAATTAATCGGGACTGCAGCCGAACTCTGCCAGAAAGTGCAGAAGAAAAAGCAGGACGTGATCCCGATATGACCCTCAAATCCTTAAGGGGAGTCGCCGGTCGTGTTGAGGCAACCGATGAGGAAATATTGTCTGCATACAAAAATGGAATGTTCCTGAATCAAATTCGAAATCATTTTAAAGTGGGGTTGCCGCGATTACGGAAAATTGTTCGGGAATACGAAATACAAGGTGTTGACGCATGACCCCCTCCGAGCGCGCCCTGTGGATCGTGATCGGGTCGATGGTGCTGTTCATGCTGGTCGTGACGATCTGGACCCGGTGGTGGTGGTTTGTGTGGCTGTAACCGCAACAACCTGCCCGGCAGAGATCGCCCGGATCGGACGGCAGGCACTCCACGAAGAATGGTGGGCAGACCCGGAATATATCCATCTAACAACACTCTGGCTCGTTGGACGCACTTGCGAATATTGCGGCAAATCTGCGACGCTTGTTCATCACGATGCCGAATGGATGTATCGCACGAAAGAGGCTTACTACGATCCCACGAACTGGACGGCCTGCTGTGGCACCTGTCACCGGATGTATCGGAAAGGACTGGTCATCTGTCCCGCATGCCGGAAGCATTACATCATCCGGACAAGCGAGAAGTGCCGGTGGTGCCGGGGTCTCATGCAGGTCAGCCGCAAGACTGGCCGGGTGTATCCGAAATCGACGACATACAGGCGCCGGCATCCCTGCGGCAAGAACCTGGGACAGCAACGGTGTACCCAGAAAGGCGTATGCTGTTATAGTCCACGGAAAGCGGCGGAAGGGTGCCGGGCGTTTGTGGCGAGGGTGAAGGTATGAGTGAAGAAGGAATCCCCTGCCTTGTCCCGTGCTGGCCGATCTGTTGCGACGATTGCCCATTTGGTGAACTTGGAGACAAACCAGAAGAGGTGCCGGCATGATCGAAGCGAAGCCAGTTGTCGTTGATATGTTCTGCGGCAGCGGAGGTGAGAGCCAGGGAATCAACTGGTCAGCAGAGAAAGCCGGGGTTTCAATCGAAATGTTCGCCATCAATCATTGGGAACGAGCCATTGAAACACACCGGGCCAACTTTCCCTATGCGGAGCATATCTGCCGGGATGTACGGGATATCGACCCATCTTCACTGGTGCCGGGCCGGAAGATTGCCTTACTGTGGGCCAGTCCTGCATGTACTCATTTCTCCGTTGCCCGTGGCGGCAAGCCGATGGACGACCAGAGTAGGGTAACTCCGTTCACCATCCTTGACTGGCTCGACAAGCTGACTATTGATCGGGTCATCATCGAGAATGTGCCGGAGTTCCGTTCGTGGGGGCCGCTTGATGAACGGACGCACCGCCCAGTACCTGAGGCCAAGGGCGATACCTTTAACGCCTTTATCACCATGATTCGGGGACTAGGGTACGCTGTGGATTGGAATGTCCTCAATGCCGCAGACTATGGTGCACCAACTACCCGCCGAAGATTGTTTATTCAGGCAGTAAGGACTGGAAGCGAGAAGACCATACTCTGGCCGAAGGTGACGCACCAACAAGGAACCGGGAATGTTTCCACCAGTGGAATGCCATTGTGGGTTTCTGCCCGAAAGATCATCGACTGGTCACTCCCTACGCAAATTATCGACGAAAGATCCAAACCACTCGCCGCGAATACCATGAAGCGCATCTTCCGGGGGATCGAGAAATATTGGGGAGAGTACGCCACGCCGTTCCTGGTGCGCTACAACGGCGGAGTGAACAGGGTTCACTCGATAGACGATCCCTTACCCGTTTTGGATACATCGAACCGCTACGGACTTGTACAGCCACTTGTGATGCAACTTGGGCAGACATCCAGCAAGGGCAGGACGAGAAGCATCGACGAGCCATTAGCGACAGTCGTCACTAAAGAAGAAGCCTGCCTGATCGAGCCACTATTCATCCCTCAGCACTCATGCGGCGAAGTGCGCCCGACGACAGGGCCACTCTCTACCATAGCGACAAAAGGAGCAATCGGTCTTGTGGAGCCCCTGATAATGGAGTATTACGGACAAGGTGTGTGTCACCCGGTATCAAAACCGGTACCAGTCATCACGACAAAGGATCGGTTTGCATTGATCTCTCCTGAAAATATCTCTTCAAAAAACGTCCGCCTTGGTTTCAGGATGCTGAAGCCGCACGAACTGGCGGCGGCGCAGAGTTTTCCACGGGAATATATCTTCACCGGAAATCGTGCCGATGTCGTCAAGCAGATTGGGAATTCCGTATGCCCGAAAATAGCCGAGGCATTGACCTCAGACTACATGAGAGAACTAGTATCAATTTCAGGAGTGTGAAAACCAATGAAAGTCAGCGAATTGATCGAGCACCTCAAGACACTGGATCAGGATCTTGAGGTCTGGTATGTGGCGGAGTACGCCTGCGAGGGCATCTACAAGGCAACAGTCAATGAGATCCGCCGGTATGTGCTGGAGGACAAGAAGGGTGAGGACATGCCCGTCTGCCTGTTAGGTGAAGCGCCATGACCGACAAGTATCCCGACGACTGCAAATCCCGCGACGGCAAGAGTCCTCTCATGTGCAAGATCTTCAATATGTCCTGCGCATTTTTCCATACCTGCATTTTCGGTCATAAGGATGGGAAGTGCTGCTACTATGAGGCAAAACCATGATCGAGGTATGGAAATTTCTCGGAAATCACTGTCGTGATTGTGAAGTGATGAAACGACCACTGAAACCGGGTCAAGATTTTCATTGCGAGAAGACCGTTTGGCTGTCTGATTCGTGCTTCCATGAGTCCGGGCATTACCACGAAACGGTGCCGGAAGATTTCAGATGTGAAAAATTCCCAAATGGATTGCAGGAGGGGAAATCATGACCATCCCCTGCCAGTGCGGCCCCGGCAACTGTCTCCTCAATCCCCCCACGGGCGGCTGCACGAACCGCGATCACCTGCGAGCAGAAGGGCGCCGGTATCTGTACCGGAACGTGGCCTGCGAAGCCAAGAAGCTCAGCGGGCTGGAGAAGCATATGCCGGATGTCCGGGGGTGGACGTGATGAGTCGTAATATCCAGAAAACCCGTGCCCGAACCGAGAACCTCCCGCCATGTTGGGGGCATCACGATGAGCGGGATATCGTCTGCGCTGAGTGTGTGATTGAGATGTGTTGCGAGATCAATAGGAGGTTGATGGAGCCATGAACCTTGACAAGAACATCGGATGGTGCACGCATACACACAACATCGGGACGGGTTGCCTCAACCAAGAACTCGGTATCTGCAACGTTGCCGCCTGTTACGCCCGGCAGACTGCAGAGAATCCCTTTTACCGGAAGGCATTCCCCTATAGGTTCGAGCCGCATTTCTACGAGGAGCGGATTTGGCAGATCCAGAAACTCAAGAAACCTGCGATCATCTTCATGGACTCCATGAGTGATACCTTCGGCTCGTGGTGGACGGACGAACAAATCCTAAAAGTCCTGCATATCATGGATTGCTACCGGGGAGTACACTGGCATAAGTACGTTGTGCTGACCAAAAACCCCATCAGAATGGCATTTGCATTACGTGATTACATGAATTCTGAAGGAGCAGACCGATTAAAAAATGTCTACTTTGGGGTTTCTGTTACCGGGCAGGATGGAATGATTGAAAGGGATCGGCTGGTTTTCCTGCGGAAAATCGGATCGATGGATTATAAAACGGTAATCTCGATGGAACCTCTACTGTATGACCCGGCAGAGCTCATCAAACACGCCGGTGGTATTGGATGGACAGACTGGGTGATCATAGGGGGGCAAACGAAACCAACAGTATACCCAGATCAAAAATGGATCACGTGTATTTCAAACTGGTATCCAGATATAACGAACCCCATCTTCATAAAAGAGAACGTCGGTTCCACTGAATATCCGGAACATAGATTCCCAACCGATCTCCTACCGATAGCGCAGGCATGGGGGAAAGCGTAATGCATAAAATCATCACCATCTGGATCGGCCGGGGCGCGGACAACAGCGGCCGCAAACACAAGTCACTCCCATACACCGATACCGAAATGTCCATTGAGGATTCAACCACCAAGATCAAACAGCTCCTCAAGAAGTTCGGCTGCCAGACCATTATCGACTACCAGAAAGAAGGGATGGATCCAAAACACGGGGCGCTCTCCTACAACACCATCGGTTTTGAGAAAGACGGTCTGAAGTATATGATCGAGTTCCCGATCACGTTCGTCGAGCATTCGCTGGGGAAGCGCCTGAATATGGGTATCTCTGGCCGCATCGTCTACAACCGCATCAAGGCACTTCTGGTCGATGCAGAGATCGAGTACCTCACGTTCCACGAGGCGATGCTGCCATACCTGGCGCTCCAGACCCCACACGGCACGATGTCCGTCATGGATGTAGTGCAATCGCAGATTGAGGCAATCAAGAAAGGCACGAGCGGCCTGTTCCTGCTGCCGGGCGGTGATCGATGAGCGAAACATTCCGCGGGAAGTGGGTATTCCCCACACTCAAACGAAATAAACGGGCGCACCTGATGTCAGACGAAACCACCACCTTTTGCGGGCGGACACTCCTTCATGCACGACCAGCCGATCAGCTCGGATCATGGGATCCGGAAGAGCATCCGGACTCGGTCTGCCAGTCATGTCTGGAATGGTGGCGCGTGATGAAGCCGAAACCACCCGCACCCACCCGCACGCGCTCAAAACCACCCGCGTAATACTTCCATATCCCCTTTCTCTCTATTCTCCTATTGTATTCCCGATTAATCGGGAAGGAAACTGTCATGACAGACATTCAGACCTACATTATCCCCCTCCTGCTCATCTCGGGCCTCGTATATGGCGTCGCGATGTGGATCGTCAGGAAGATCCAGGCGGGGGAGAAATTCGATGCAAACAAGATCCTCCAGACAATGGGGATCGCAGCCATTGCGGGAGCCACACTCTATTTGGCCACGGGAGCAATCCCGTCACTCGATGCGCTCCTAACCCAGATGGCCACGATCGCCCCGAACGATCCATCCCTTGTGGGATTGGGCGCGATTGTTTTCGGACTCTTTGAGCAGTATATCTTAAAGGGAAAACTCGGGACCACTCCGATTATCACCAGTCCTGCACCTGCAACGAACCCTCTACAGACCGTGACCATGGCGCTTGTTCAGGTAAATACCTACGGGCAGTATGAAGTGGGGCAATTCAAGGTATTTGTCCCCTACAAGGACGTCGGTATCGACCCATCAAAATACCCGGTGGGATCGATGGACTGGCAACACGCCTGTAGCAATGTACTCGCCGCAGAGGGCGGATACAGCGACCTTGCCACTGCCACGGGAAAACCTTGCCCACCCAACCCGCTCGAAAAGGAAGCACTGAAAGCTGCGGCAGCTCTCGCAACATTCCAAGGATTATCCGGCAAGGGTGTGGCGAACATCCAAGAGAATCTCCAAGTCGTTGGCGCGTAACGCGATACGATCAACCCCGCCCCGCCTCATCAGGACCGGACAAAGGTGTGACGGATCATGCCGTCGCCGGGGCATCCCCCTGTAGGATGACGGGTTTTTGGTTTCACACGCCTTCCCCCATCATCTCTCGGGGCATATGACAATGCTATCGCACATCCCCTCCAAGAAATTGCCCCTTACGTGTAACCGTTTACTATGAATGGCGCGGGTCACATCCGCCCGGGGGCATCAGGTGAAAAAGTTGGTCTGTCAGAACTGCGTTGAAAATGAAACCTGCCCGGACTGCGAGAAGCCCCACCCTGCCGACATCCACACGACACCACCGAACCGATATTTTGGCACCGACACGCCTTTTGGGGTGGTTGATCTCCGCACTCCCGAAATGAGGATCACACAGCTCGAAAAGGACGTTCACGATCTCAAGAATCAGATACAGGCACTGATGATGAAACTGGAGCTGGTGGGAAAATGAACTCCCTTAAACCGTTGGACAAATCCACCCCCTGCGGTCATCGCCCCGAGGACATGCCCTGCGAGACGTGCCGGCAATATGCCTGTCGTGTGTATGCAGATCGCCCCGCACCGAAACGCGAGATCCCCGCGTGGTTGAGGAACGCCGTCGGACTGAAAATGGTGGACAAAAAAGATGGCTGACGACATCGAATTTTTAGGTGATTTCAGCGGGTTCCGGTTCCGTGTTGGTAACGAGGTTCTGCAGGTCGAGATGGATGCCAAGGGGTTTCTGGTATTGAACACGAAAGACGATCTGGTTCTACGGTATGGGACGTGGGAAGAGTTTCAGGCGACGTATCCTGAGATTGCCATATTGATGGTGCAGCAGGTCCGGCGCAAGATGAATGAGACGATTGCCGTCGTCCAGCAATGGCAGGTACAGGACGCGATGCCGGAAGTGATGCCGGTGCCGGCTCCCCTAGAGAACGGCGATTGTATGTATCACCGAGCATATCAATGACAGGACTCGCCTCGGTTCTCGGACTCGTTCTCGCTATAGGGGGGTCTATTCTTGGTCTTGTGGGTGCGTGGGGAACATCAAGTAAAAATACCAGGATCCGGCATCTCGGGTTCACTTGCTGGATTTTCAATTCACCGATGATTGTAATCTCGCTCATAGGGATAGCAACCGGATTCTGGGAAGGACTAACGGCATGGGCATTTGTTCCGCTGAACCTGGCGTACTGGTACACCGCGACAAGAGGATTCAGGAATACAAGGGAGGCGCGGTGAGATGCCCCGGACATGTTCGATCTGTGCCAACAAAGCGTGCCATGAGATAGATACCGCACTCGTCAGTGGAACCGTGTCAATAAGGGACATAGCGAGCCAATACCGTGTCGGACGGACAGCCTTATCGCGCCACGTGAAAGGCGGGCATGTTGCAGCAAAGATCCAACTGGCAAAAAAGGCACACGAGGCCGTCGCAGGGGAGAACCTCCTCCAGCGGATAGAGAGGAGATATAAACGCCTTCAGGAGATGGCAGACAAGCATAAACAATGGGGAGAACTTGAAAAGGAATTGAAGGTCTACCACGAGGAAGCGGGTTTTATGAAGATAGAGGGTATGGCAACCGGGGCCTTCAAGGAGAAGATTGAACACTCTGGCAACATGAACATCACCGGACAGATGAGCGACGAGGAGGTGGAGACCCGTGCAAATGCAATCCTCTCGAAGCGTAAGTGATCTTGAAATCCTCCGGGAATATGCGACCCGGTGGACGTTCCTTGCGCATCCCGGGCAGATCCCACCTACTGATCGGGCATGGTTCTGTTACCTCATGCGATCTGGGCGTGGGGGCGGCAAGACCCGGGCCGGTGCAGAGTGGATCCTGAAAAGAGTCCGGCAGGGATACAAACATATCGCACTCATCGGACAGACGGCAGCGGACATTAGGGATACAATGGTCGAACTGGGTCCCTCCAGCATCATGAAGATCGCCCGACCGGAAGAAAGACCGGTTTATGAACCCTCAAAACGGCGGCTTACATTCCCCAACGGTGCAGTTGCCACTACCTTCACCGGGGAGGAACCCGATCAGCTGAGAGGACCCGCCCATGACACGGTCTGGATCGACGAACTCGCCAAGTTCAAGTATCCCGAGGAGACGTGGGACAACATGGAGATGGGTCTCCGGCTCGGCAACAACCCCCAGATCTTCTGCACCACAACACCCCGCCCGATCCCGATCATCAAGCGCCTGGTTAAGGACCCAACCACGATCGATGTCCGGTTCTCCACTTCTCAAAATGCCGAGAACCTCTCCCCGATATTCCTGAAGCGCATCCAGGAGCGGTATGCGGGCACCCGGTTGGGGCGGCAGGAGCTGGAGGGGGAGGTCCTTGAGGATAACCCCAATGCACTCTGGCAACGTGATGTAATCGAGAACCTCCGGGTCCGTGAGGCCCCGCTGTTGATCCGGGTGGTCGAGGGTATCGATCCGGCAGTCACCGGGAACGAGACCTCCGATGAAACAGGCATTATTATCGGGGGTATGGCAGCGAATGGGCATGGGTACATCCTCGAGGACGCATCCCTGCAGGCGTCCCCCGCGGAATGGGCCAGGGCAGCCGTCCGGGTATTCCATTCCTGGAAAGCGGATCGGGTTATCGGAGAGGTCAATAATGGCGGCGATCTCGTAGAGGTCAATATCCGCACCGTTGACCGGAACATCCCTTTCACCGCGGTTCATGCTTCCCGCGGGAAGGTGATCCGGGCGGAACCCGTGGCGGCTCTGTATGAGCAGGGCCGGATCCACCATGTCGGCACATTCCCGGAACTTGAGGACCAGATGTGTCTTTCTGGGGATACTTTAATTTCAACTGAACAAGGTCGTCGTGAAATCTCAACCATAAAAAAAGGAGAGAAGGTATGGACAAGAAACGGATTAAAATCCGTTATTTGGTCTGGAATAACTGGCACCGACGAGGTTGTCTATGATATCAAAACATCTGATAATGTTCACTTACTCGCCACGGGGGGACATCTTATATATACCAAAAACAGAGGGTTCATCAGGACTGTAAATTTACAATCCGGAGATGAACTCAAAACATGGAAAAATATGGCCCCAGAACATATTGGGGCGGGCACTATTGGGCAGTGGATAACAAAGGGTATTACCGTAACAAAAGGGCTGGTGGATTATTACACCGGATTATCTGGGAACAAACCAACGGTCCCATTCCCGTGGATATTCTCATCCACCACAAAGATGGTAATCCCCTCAATAACAATCTCGGTAATCTCGAACCGGTTACCGTCTCAAAACACAAGCTCACTCACCCCGGTGGTTTCGCAATATGGTCACCCGAACGACACAGCATCAAACAAAAAGGGATGTGGAGGGACCGGAAACCTCAAACCAAAACCTGTGTGTCTTGCGGATCAACTTTTGAATCTACCGGAATGCGGGCGAAGTTCTGCAACAAAAAATGCAGACGCAAGTACTATTATCAACATCAGAAAACACCCGCATAAAATTCCCGTTTTTAATTTAAAGATTGAATCGCAACCAGAATTTTACGCCAACGGTATCCTAGTGCATAATTGCGACTGGGTGCCCGGCGGCAAGAGTCCGGATCGCATGGATGCCCTGGTCTGGATGATCTGGGAATTATTCGGGCTTGGATTGAAGGAAGAACAGCAGCAGCGAGTGTATGTGATCCACGATGACACAGAAATTTGAGGATTAAAAATGGCAACAACAAAACAGATAGCAAAAAAGGAACCCGTAAAGCAGGTAGAACAGATGGTGGCACCGGACGAGCAGGCCCCCACCACGATCAAGCTCAAACCGGAAACCAAGGGCCGGCTTGAGATCCTGAAAGGAATGCTTGGCCAACCCGATTATGATAGCACCGTGAGCCGGCTGATCGACATGATCCCGCAGAAACTGAGCACCGAGCAGGAGGTCCATCTTGTGATGACGCAATCAAAATTCATGTGGTTGCGGGCTCACCAGGATAATTGTGATTGTCGGCGGTTCTTAGATGAAGCGAAGGTGTGAGGATGGCCCGCAAAAAGGACACGCAATCACACTCACCCGCACCCGACCCGCTCCTAAAAATGCATGAGGACCTGATGATCCGGTACAACAACCTCGCACTGGAAATGGAGCAGCGGATGGGCGGCGGGCAATTCTCCGAGTCTCTCTCGGATCTTGATTGGGCCAACCGGGTCGATAAGGATTTCCTCTGGATCCGTACCTCAGGAGCCAACGCCCCGCAGTTCCGGTACATGACCAAAGAGATCATCGATATGTACGCCGATATCGCGGCTTTCATGGCGGTCTACAACCCATTAATCAAACGGATTGTCGATGTCAAAACGCAGTTCACATTCGCCCTTGATTATTCCATCACGTCCGATACCGGACAGGATGCAATCGATGAAATTAAGGATAATGACCTGAACAAACAGGCATTCTTCGGGCACCAGGCAATCGCGGATATCGATGGGGAACTCCAGCGGTCCGGTAATGTCTTCATCGCAATATGGCCGGATAATAAGCAGGTCCGGGCATGGAGTAATTATGAGATCCGGGATATCGTAACGGATTCCGAGGATGCCTGCAGGCCGCTGTTTTACCTGCGTTCATGGCTGGATGATAAAGGAAGCGAGCACCGGAAGGCATACCCATCGGTGTTCGCACAGCCGGGAGATATGCCAAAAGGCAAGACGGCGCTCTCACACCTTGGCAGCAATTACGAGGTCGACCGGGACGCCGTAGTTTATCACATGAGCGCCAAGAAAGGTATCAAACAGAAGTTCGCGCTCTCTGAGTTGGTCGCCGTCTGCCGGTGGGCAAAACCTCATGAGAAATACCTCGAGGATTTCGCTGCGATTGTGGCGGCCCTCCGGAAATACTCACACCTCATGACTACCAAGGGCACTGCCTCACAGGCATCCGCTATAGCCACGCAGTTCAAGGGCAATACCGAACAGATGGGCACTCCCCTTCAGAGTCAACCCACCGGCTCGATGGTTGTAGCTCAGGAAGGTAACGATCTCCGGGTCGTGGACGCAGGAAGTGGAAAGATTGTGGGGATTGAGGGGGCCCGGTCATTCCTGCTGATGGTCTCCGCTGCATCCGGGGTACCGGAAACATACCTTACGATGGACCCGAGTACTGGCAATCTCGCCACGGCAAAGCAGATCTCACCGGTTTTCATTATGCTCATCCAGGAGCGGCAGACCGCCTGGAAGAACGCACTGACGATCATTTTCAAGATACTGCTGGAATCCGAGGAGTTCGAAGCATCCTTCCCGCCTATCCGGGATAACATTGATGCTTACGTTGCCAATGTCAATGCATTCGCCCGGACATCTCAGGGTACATGGACGGGAGCAGTCCAGCCGGTCGATTATATCAAGGCGGCATACGAGGCGCTGGAATGGAAACTCCCCGACAAGGAAACCATCGATGCGATGGCGGCTGAGCTGGAGACATCCTCACCACCATCAATGTCTCCCGGCGGAATAGATACCGGGCTGGATGCTATAGCACAGGCGGCAAATGGATTGATGGAAGCGGTGAAGGCAGAGGCCGCAAAGACGAAGGAGTAAATTATGAAAGTTCTCATCGGTGAAACATGCTGTCCTGTAATCTGTGCAGCAACTGGGTTAAAAATAAGATGTACCGGGAGAAAGTGCCCCGCATATGATAATTCACAGCGGCTATGTGATATTGGTGAGAGATCAGATAGATGACCCTCTCTGAAGCCGCCGCCCAACTCTCCCGTGCCGCAATCGCCATGAAAAAGCGCCGGGAAAAGGATGCGCTCGCCCGGAAGCACCGGAAGAAGATCGCCGCATTTTTCCGCAGGCAGAAGGGACTGGTACTGGAAGAGATGGGTAAACAGAAGTATCTCTTTTCCGAGTCGTTCCAAAGGCTGACAGAAGAGACGATTATTGATTTCACGGTGCAGAACTGGGATCGGATCTGGGAGGATATCTCTAACCTCAGTACCAAGGATCTCCAGACCCTGATTGCCTCAGCAGAAGCGGACGGCCTGATAAACGGTGCGTTGCAGCTCAAAAATTCTTTACCGTTCGACGCAAAGACCAATTTCAATCTCGCAAATCCCCGCGCAGTGCAATGGTTTTCTGACAATGGCGGCAGCCTGCAATACATCAAAAATATTCAGGATACCACGCGGGATCAACTTCAGGTTATTATTACCAAGGCCATCGACGAGGGCAAATCCTATACCCAGACCGCAAAAGAAATTAGCGATAAGTTCGATGGGTTCAGCCGTGATCGCGCCCAACTGATCGCCGTCTACGAGACCGGGCAGGCATATGAGGAGGGCAACATGCTCTTCTCGCAATCCCTGAAAGATGACGGTATTGTGATGGAAAAAAAGTGGATGACCAGCCATGATGATAGGGTCAGGCCGGAGCACCAAGCCAACGAGGCCGAGGGCTGGATCCCCATCGACCAGTACCACGGAACGGGCGATTATATTCCACCATCCGACCCGGGGTGCCGTTGCTATGAGATTTACGAACAAGCCACCACTCAGGAAGTGGTGTTCATTCCCCCAGTTCCACGGCAACCCATCAGGGAAGAGATTAAACCAACTCCTGAAATTATCATCGGTGAACAAGGTCTACCGGGGATTAAAGGGGAGAAGGGCGATCCGGGTGAAAACATTAAGGGTGATAAAGGGGATTCCGGGGAATCCATAAAAGGTGACAAGGGAGACAAAGGCGACCCCGGAGAAAGTATTGTTGGACCGACAGGTCCACCCGGCAAATCTATCAAAGGCGATAAAGGGGAAAAAGGAGATACCGGCAAATCTATCAAAGGCGATCCCGGCAAGAAAGGAGACGAGGGCCCACCCGGCCAATATCCCGATCCGTTGAACCTCGATGATCTCAGTAACGTTTCAATTACCAGTCCTATCGAGAATCAGGTCTTACAATACGAACTGGGAAGATGGACGAATAAGGATCTTAAACCGACAGTAAACGTCATCGGAGGAGGCGGTGGGAGTGGCCCAAAAGGGGATAAAGGAGATCCGGGCCCACCGTTAAGTCAACCGCCCGCAGAGCATTACAAAGTGACCAACCTGTATGTCAATGCACAGACAGGTAAACTTGAAGTGGAATATGAAATCCCATGAATGGAGGTTAAGAAATGGCTATAGTTTCAATGCAGTTAGATCCGAATGCCGCATCTTACACTGACGATCAGATCGTAGGTAAGATAAATGCCGCGAGTGCTCAGATAACCAGAGCCGGTTCTGTGGCGGCGGCTGCAAGACCAATCGCCGCCGGTGAAGTGGATGCAACCGCACTCGCTGCAGGGGCAATCAAAACAAAACTCGGTACGGAATCCGATGGCAACAAACTCGTCTCGGCATCTCTGGCTGCCGCAGCAGGTGTGACGAATGCACAGGTCGCTACCGGATTAGCGAAAGCGAATCTCGATGCGCTGGCTGATGTAGACCGGGGTTACATCAAGACTGCTCCTACGACTTCAGAGTTCAAGGTCGTATCAATCCAACGGGATGCTACCGGCAAACTTGACGTGGACTTCGATAACGTGGCAGTATAATTATGTCTGTCACAAGTGAGAAGCTCGCTTCAGCGGAACTTGTGGGCGGGACACAAACTGCCCTTCATTCTCACGCAGGTGGTGGGGGTCTCCCAGACCTTATTGTCGGTAAACTCGCACCCGCGGACAACGTCACAATTGCCACCGGATATTGGGGTCTGTCGGTCGGATCGTATAAAATTCCGAACGGCAAATTCCTAAAAATCGAAAATGGAGCATCAATGAGGATTCTATGAGCAGACTTACACTAACACAACAGGCAGCGGCACCAAATACCCCAGCATCGGGCGAGTTGGAAGTTTATGCCGATAATTCCGCAGTACCGAAGATGTGCACAAAAGACCCAGCAGGCAACGCGATCAAATACGCTCCGGTTCTCTCTGCATT